ATGGGAGAAATGGCGGCATCCCGCCCCCGCTGGCTGGCCGAACTGAGCACCGCCTTCAAGCGGCACCGTCAAGGCCGCACCGGCTGGTTCATTGAGGTGTCTGGCGACCGCCTGCGGGTGCGATCGGCCGAGCTGCCCCCCAGGTCGGATGAACCTGCAGATGCGCCGCCAAAGCGCCGCGACGTATGGCTGCGCACCCCTCCAGGCCCAGCGACCGCCGCCAAGGCCCTGCAGGAGGCCTGCGAGCTGTTCGATCAGGTTCAGGGTGGCTCCTGGCGCTGGCCAGATGCTGACGCTGCACCGGGGCAGGACGATGAGCGGAGGCTGGCCCCCAGCACCCTGCAAAGGCTGGTTCAGAAGTTGCACGCGGCAGTGGTGGGGGAAAGGATCGGCGCTGATACCTGGGATCGAACTTATCGCCCTTACCTCAATCAGCTCCTCGAGGTGGCGGGTGGGAAATCGTGGGAAACCGACCAGCAGCTGGTTGATGCGGTGCTCCGTTTCTGGCCGCCCAACACCCGCGCCAGGCAGATGGCTCACGACCGGATCCGCCGCCTGTGGAAGCAGGCGGGATGGGAATGGCCGGATGGCCTGGCGGAGCTGCGTGGCAATGGCAGAGCAGCTGCATCACCAGAGGGTGTCCGGGCCTTCACCGATGCCGAACTGCAGGAGCTGCGCGATCGCATCCTGCGCAGCAGCAGGCTCACGCCGGCTGATCTGACGGCATGGGATGCCCTTGCGGTGTTCGGTCTGCGACCAGCGGAGCTACAGGGCCTTGAGCTGTTCACGCAGGACGGTGTGCCGATGGCCAGGGTGCAGCGTGTGAAGGTGAGCAGCAAGGGGGCCAGCGGTGCGCGCGTGGTGCCTGCCGTTCCGCCTGAGGGCTGGCCTGTTGATTGCTTCCAGCTGGTGAAACGCTGGCGCGAGCACGGATTCCCTGTAGGGATGACTGCGGCGAGGAGTCCTGGCCAGGTGCTCACCCAGCAGCTCCGCCGTCTGCGTGATCAGACGCCTGTGCAGATTCCACTGGATAACGAGTTGACGGCCTACGGGTGCCGCCATGGATTCGCTCTGCGGCTGGCGCAGAAGCTGGGCCTGCACCCGCGTGAAGCCGCCAACCTGATGGGCCACTCGCCCCAGACCCATCTGGCGGTGTATGGCCGCAGGTTGGATTCGCCCCGTCTATTAGGAGAAGTGATCTTGCGCCTGAAGTCCCAGGCCTGATTCCCTGATTCCACAGATCACGCGAAATTGGGGAAAACAAAAGATTGCAAAAACTGCTCGCTGATTCCACAGGCAGCCCATTGCACCTTCTGCGATCTCGCTGTTTTCCACAGATTCAGCATGCACTAGCTGACCTGTAGCAAGTGACGAGCTATCGCCTCATGACTGCTGATTGCACTCCATAGCCTTTAGGTACGCACCTTGGCCTTGCTTGCCACACCTTGCAACGTCGTTATGGTGCTGCGCTCAAACGCCAGTCAACACATGCCTGCATTCCGTTCAACCACAGCAGAGGCCGTTGAAGCTCTGCGAATCAGTGCCGCCACGCTCAGGCGATTGCGCAAGGAAGGCACCCTCAAGCCCGGCCAACATTTTCGCGCGGCAGGTGGCGGCATGTGCCGTCCACAGCTGCTGTGGAACATCGAGAGCTGCGATCAGGCCTTGGCCCAACGCAGCCGGCGCGTGCTGTCGCCATGAAAAAGCCGGCACCACCAATTGCCGGCTCAGACAAACGATTCACATGCATTCTGGCCATGAGCGCCACTAACTGCAATGCAGACCCGCATCTTGAGGGCGGGTGATGCACGAACGATCGCTTACAGATGAGCACCGCGCAAAGATCCGCTCCAGCGCCATCAGCAGCGAGCAAGTTGCCCAGCTCGTCGCCGCCGGCTGGCACACCGATGACAAAGGTCAGCTGGTCATTCCCTACAGGAGCCCGGACGGTTCGCCACAGACCATGGCCGACGGCTCGCCGTGGATTCGCTTCAGGCTGCCTCAGGCCAAGATCAACGCCAACCCTAAGGGTCCGAAGTACCTCAGCCTGAAAGGAGCAGGCTGCCGCTTGTATCACCCAGCACTGTCGCCAGACCATCAGAAGCGGCTGGATGATCGGGATCTTCCGCTCCGGATCACTGAAGGTGAGCTCAAGGCCGAGTCTTGCGCCGTGCATGACCGCAAGCGTGTGACCATCGCCATTGGCGGTGTAGACAGTTGGAAAGACAAGCGCAGTGGCGAGAGCCAGCCGCTACCGGAGTTCGATCAGATCCCGCTCAAAGGACGGGAAGTGCGGCTCTGTTTCGACAGCGACTTGCAGAAGAAAAGCGTCCGCTCTGCACTGGGAAGCCTTGCTATCTGGCTCGCCAGGTCAGAGCAGGATGGTGGTAAAGGTGCGATTGTCTATCTTGAACGACTGCCCAATGCACCCGAGCGCGATGGATGCGGCGAGATTGTGCGGCTCGGTGCTGATGACCTTATTCACAATTACGGCCCACGTGGATTTCTGAGGATCTGTGACATCGCCGACAAGTGCGTCGCATGGGCGGAAGACGAAGAAACCAAGAAACTCAAGCCGTATTTACGGATCCCCTACGACCCTGAACCCGACAAGGCAGAAGCTACGTTCATTCGCGCTGAGTACCTGACGGCACTCCTGGGCAAGACCTGGCGGAGTGACTCTGAGCGCCCCGATGGCTGGCAGCAATGGACCGGCACGCACTGGGAGCGCATTGACGGCAACGACCCGGTTAACGCAGCCGTCGAGCGGTTTCTTGATTGCCAAGGGTGGCGGATCGCTAGGGCCAAGGCCAACGTCACCGGCCTGGTCGCTGCGTTCCGCAGGCAGATCGAACCTACCGTCGACCCCACTGCAGCAGCTGGTCTGTTGCCATTCCGCAATGGCTGCCTCAGGCTCAGCGATCAGATATTCATCCCACACCGGCCTGAGAACGGCAATACATGGAGCCTGCCCTATGACTACGACAAGGCAGCAACCTGCCCAGGGATTGAGAAGTTCCTGGTGGATCGCTTAGGTGATGCCGCAAGCGTCGCCGTATTCCGCGCCTTTGCCCGTGCACTCCTGCACTGTGATCGAATCAAGTGCTTTCTTGAAATCACTGGCCCCAGCAACACCGGCAAGACCGTTATTGCAAATATCCTGCAGGCACTGGTCGGCACTGGTAACACAACCGCGTGCACCCTACAGCGCATCGAAGATCGAAGCCAGCGATTTGAGACGCTTAAGCTACGCAACAAGCGGCTTGCTGTATTCAGTGAGTGTCAGGACTATTCAGGGCAGCTGCAGCTACTCAAACAGGCAACTGGCGGGGACCCAATTCAGGCTGAGGTCAAGAACGGGAGGCATCTGGAGTTCTTTTATTTCGGCGGTGTCGTGCTGGTCGGCAATGGCCCGATCCGTGCCAGCGACCCATCCGGTGCTGTGATCAACCGCCGCCGCTCACTCCACGTTGACAAGGTCGTGCAAAGTGCTGATGAGCGCGAGCTGCTCGACTCAGGCATTGGTGGCGGCTGGCGGGGTGAGCTGGTGCCTGAACTTCCTGGCCTCGTCAACTGGTGCCTGGCCATGCCTGCCGCCGAGGCACGACGAGCACTGGCCCGAGATGTTCAATCACCGGCCCGTGCCGTAAGCGAGCTGCGCACTCTGCTGGAAACCGACCACTTGGCGGAATGGGCTGATCTGAACCTGGTCTGGAACGGCAACCCCAAAACCTATCTGCGAGTAGGGGTCGCCACTGGGGACCCCGAAGAGTTCGCCTATGCCAGCTATGTCAACTATATGGCCGAGCAAGGACTGAGCTCAAGGGCGCTGAGCGTGAAGGTGTTTAAGAAAAAGCTCGTGGATCTCCTGCGCGACACGGCTGGCCTGCCCCTGCCTGCAGGTAACGTCCGCAGTGGCGACTACACCATGCGGCTCAAAGGCTCGATCGTGCCCTGCCTGCGTTTTCGCGATGCCAGTGACGATCCGGAAGGCGATGGGCGGCCAGCGACCCCTGGCGTCGTGACCCAGGGATTCATGCGGCGGGCAGAGCCCCAGCAGGTAATGGATGTCATCGATCAGGAATGGGAGCGTGACGGCAAAATCCCAGCAGGGAATGCATGGAATGGATGGAACGGATCAGTGTTACTCAGCTCTAATGCCACTCAAGAGCAGCTCGACGAAAGGCATAGAGGCGGATGTGATCTACAACTCGTTACACCCATGGCATCCATTCCTCAGACGGTATCCAGGCATTCCGAACCCCTTTCCGCTCCGTTACCATCCGTTCCGCAGGTCCCCCTTGGCGCCGGATACCAGGCCATCAAGGTGGATGGGAGGTCGGGTTGGCAGAGGCCAGACACGCCACTGCCCAAAGCCAAGAATGCACAGGTGCCTGTGGTGGATCCGCAAGGCGTTACACGGTCGGTTGAGCGAGGCAGGATCGAACTCTGTGCCGCACCAGAGAACCATCTCCTGCCATCAAATGGTGTTCATGTGGCTTGACTCGTAAGGTGTTCACCTGCTGAACGTGCCCAAGGCTCTACTCAGACAGCCCCGATCAACAGGACACAGAAACAAGCAATTAGATACAGATAGAGCCTTATTCTGAGAGCAATAGTCAGTAGAATAAACAAGACGGCAAATGCAATCGTGGCTGCGCATTCGCCACCAAATCCCCAATATCAACAGCCCGCGAGTGAAGGCGATCCGAGTGATCTCGTCGATGATCTGCGCTCAGCTCCTCCAGAGGAGGATGGCGACGGCAATCCACTCTGGCCTGATTCTCCTGCTGTTTCAGAGCCACAGGCCGGCAGGAAGACAAGCAGCAGCAAGCGTCATCCTCGCTGTAGTCAACCGCCGCGGCCAACCAAGGACAGGCCCTTTGCTCCAAGACCCAGCAGGGGGGAAGTGGAGCAGCGCATCGCGGAGGCCCAGCTGTGGATCGCCCAGCGGCTTCCCCTGATTCGAATTCGGGAAAATGCTGCCCGAAATTGGGGGGTCAGCAACACCAAAACGGTTGCTCGCTACCTCTCGCTTGCCCGCGAGCGGATGGTGGAGGAGCTGATCTCCGACCGGCGTCGCCACCAGGCCGAGCAGATCTTTGCGCTGAATGAGTGTGCCCGTCGGGCGATGGATGCTGAGCAGTTCAGCGCTGCCGTTGGGGCCTTCCGGGTGATCGCTGAGATCGGTGGGCTGCTGCGGGCACCGATCAAGCCACCGGAGGCCAAGGGCTGATGGGCCGCATCGCCGCGACAAGCAGATCTACGGCCACGGTGCCGAGCAATGGTGGGCTGCTGCTCGATCCAGCCACTGATCTCTGGGCCGACTGGGGCCTCCTGGGCGTTCCCGACCCTGACCGGGCGACAACGCCAGGCCAGGCCCTGCTGTTCAGCGACTTCATCCGCTCAGCCTTCCCCTCGTTTCAGTTCCATCGGCTGTCGGAGCTCTTGATCGACCTGCTCCAGCAGGTGGCTGACGGCCAGCTGACGCGCCTGATCGTCTGCTGTCCGCCCCGCCACGGGAAGTCCCAGCTGGTATCGCGCCTGTTCCCCGCCTACTGGGTGAGCCGGCACCCCGAGCTGTTCTGCGCCATCGCCAGCTACTCCGGTGAGCTGGCCTATGCCCACTCCAGGGAAGCGCGGCACTACTACCGCCTCACGGGCCACGCCCTCTCAAAGGACTCAGCGGCTGTAGGGAACTGGCTCACGCCCCAGCGGGGCGGCTGCATCGCCGCCGGCGTGAGGGGGCCGTTCACGGGCAAGGGCTACAACCTCGGCATCATCGATGACCCTTACAAAGGGCCTGAAGACGCCAAGTCGGCGCTGCAGCGCGAGCGGTTGATCGACTGGCTCAAAAGCGTCTGGTTCACCCGCGCCGAACCTGGGCTCACCGCAGAGGGAGCCCTGCTGCCTGCTGCTCAGGTGGTGGTGCAGACCCGCTGGGATCACCACGACATGACCGCCTGGCTGCTCGAGCAGGAGAGCCAGGAAAACCCGGAGCACTGGACGGTGCTCAACCTGCCGGCGATTGCTGAACCCGAGGCGATTTCGATGCAGATTCCGCATACCTGCACAAAGGTCATCGACTGGCGCCGGCCGGGCGAGCCCCTTTGCCCCGAACGGGTGCCATTGGAAGTGCTGCAGCGCATCCGCACGCGCCTGGGTTCCTATTGGTGGAACGCGCTCTATCAGCAGCGGCCCAGCCCGGCCGAGGGTTTGCTGTTCCGCAAGGGGTGGATCAAGCCGCCGCTGCCGGCGGTTCCCGGCCAGCCCCGCCGCTACGCCCCTCTTGTTCTGAGCTGTGACCTGAGCTTCAAGGACGGCAAGGACAATGACGCCTGCGGCTTTGCGTTGCTGGGCCTGCTGGAGCCCCAGCGTCACCCGGCAGCACAGGCGCGGCGCCAGGGGCTGGCGCTGGCCACGAACGCCGGCATCGCCCATCGCCCTGGGCAGCATGCTCCAGAGGGGGCGACTGCTCCTGATCCCTGGGCCGAACTACAGATCGAGGCCCTCTGGGCTCACCGGCAGCGGCTGGATCTGCCGGGGGTGATCAAGTTCCTGCTGGCGTCATTTGCCTCGTTGGAGCGGCAGGATCTACGACCCAATGCGGTGCTGATTGAGGACGCCGCCAACGGCCCAGCCGTTTGCCAGCTGCTGCGTCGGCAGGTGCCGGGACTGATCGCGATTCCTCCCAAGGGCAGCAAGGCTTCCCGCGCCCATGCCGTTGCCCCGCTGGTGGAGGCGGGCCAGGTGCGGTTTGCCCGCAAGGCCGAGTCTCTCGTGGAGGAGATCCTGGCCTTCTCGCCTCGGGGCGGAGTGGACGACCAGGTGGATGCCTTCTGCCAGGGAGTGCTCTGGATCGAGTCGCAGTTCTGGCGGGGCCGCGGCCACAGCAGCACGCCGGTGCCGATGTTGTTCTCCAGGTAAGCCAATGAGCCAATCCTCTGATTCGTCCCATCCCCATCGGCCCAGCCCCAGGGTGGTGGCTTACCCACCCAAACCACGGCGCCATCGGCCAGTGAATCCCCATGCCGCGGCCAATGCGCTGGCACTACAACACCGCGACATCGCCTCCACAGTGGCTGGCAACATCTCCCGCCGCACCGGCCACCCGAAGGAAGATCTGGAGCAGATCGCGATGCTCGGCATCATCCAGGCTGCCCGTCGCTTCTCACCCGAGCGGGGATCATTTCGGCCCTATGCGCGCACTTATGCCAACGGGGAGGTGTATCACTACCTGCGCGACAAGGGGTTCCTGATCAAGGTGCCGGCCTCTTGGCGGGAGCTGCATGCGCGGGGGCAGAAGTTGTTGAGGCTGGGGACAGCAGCAGCAGAAGTTCCTGTACGGCTGGGGGTTAGTGTGGAGAGGTGGAGGGAGGTTGTGGAGGCCTGCAGTCAGCGGGTTATCGCGACGGAGACAGGAGAGGAGTGATATCTAAGCCAGGCGAAGCAATAATGAGGTGAACAGCCAAATGAAGATCTCGTGGGGCACCCGAATCCTCAATAGAACACCTTGGTAGTTTATATCTGCGAACTGAGGATGGCCTCTATGGTTTCCAGCCTGCCTGCGATCTCGGACAGGAGCGCATCAAAAGTCAGGCAATGTATCCTTCTGCTGTTGACGACTGTCTTGTCTTTTCTCCACCGCAGCCTGCTCACTCCTCCGGCCTCGCGAATAAAATGATCTCTGCCAATAACCAGAAGCCCATCGTACTCGACCATTGAAACACCAAAGCTCTCCTCAAGACGGGACGTGCCACTCATGTCATCCATGCGGTAATGCCAATCAACAACTTGGCTGTATCCGTGCTCAAATCTCTTGGACCACTCATAACTGATGGACGAGGATCCCGATGTCTTCTCCTTGAATACGCTGTCTCTTTTGGCGTCTTCAAACTCGATGAACAAAAACTTGTCTCTGGTAGCATTTGCGACGGCAAAATCTGCCCTGAACTCACCGAATATTGAATACTCACTTTTGTATGCCGCCGGAGTGAATGAGCGGGGACCAAAGCAGTCTCCTGCAAGAAGCAATAGATCTGGGTTTTCTAGGAAGAACTCTTGGAGGCCACCTTTACCAGACTCTGCCAGCTCGTTATTGGACGCAAGAAAACTAGCCAGGCTGCTAACGGCCTGACGGCACGATGGCACATCAAGCTCCTTGTCCACCATGTTAATCAAGGCAGGTACCTCGAATATTCAGAGCGGCGCACGATGTCCAATACAACGATTTTATCGTCTTTCTTTGCGAACGGAGGCGCAAGTCACCATCAATTCTTGCCGCCCAAATTGTCGAGTCAGCTTTTGATGGCAGGGGTTTCTCGCTGGGGATTCTTCCTGTAGTCGCCAGCTGAATTAGGGCCCTCTCTAGTGCAGCTCTACTTTTCCCGGTAGGTCGCTCTCGCGCAATGAGCGCTCTCTCCGTAAATTGAAGAGTGGACATCTGCGCTCCACAAGATTGCTTCGTGATATTTTAGCATTTGCGATCGGCGATCTCTCTGTGATCAGGCTGCTCGTCTCTCGAGCGGTGAATGTGCAGCCTTCCATGGTTCTTTGGAAGCCAGCGCAAAAGCCTCTTAATCTGAGAGGCTTTGCCTGAAAAAGCGACACACAGTTATTATTCGAGGCTGATCCAGGGCATGCATAGTCATCGGGAAAGTTGTTCATTGCCACTTGGCAATAGCTTGTTGATCCCACCCCCTGGATTATGAATTCTGCTACTGCTGATTCCCGATCCCTGGTTCTTGGGGATCAGCACCCAGATCTGACCGCTCTGCAGCCCTCCCTGCAGATCATCGCCGACTGCTGGGCCCTGCTTGCCGCCCCTGACGGCAGCAGCCGCAAGGAGCACTACCTCCCCAAGGGCGAACGAGAGCCCGAGACCGCTTACCGCAAGCGCCTTGACGCCGCTCGCCCCTCAGGGTTCTTCCGAGACGCCCTGCGCACCTATGCAGGGATGCTCAGCCGGGGCAGCTGGATCAGCCTCCCAGCCAGCCTGAGCTCGGTGCTGACGGATGTGGATGGCCGAGGCACTGACCTGGGCGTCTTCCTGGCCGCTGCCGACCTGCTGGTGCTGCGCGACGGCGCCGCCCTGGTGCTGGTGCTTCCCCCTGAGCACAGCTGGCCGAGCGAGGGCGACCGGCAGGAGGCCCTGCGCCGCGGTGATCGCCTGTCTCTCCCCCGGCTGCAGCTGGTGCCCCGCGCCAACTGCCTGAACTGGGAGCTGCCGGTGTCCTACGGCCTTCCGGGCCAGATTGTCTGGCGAGAGCCGGTGAACAGGCCCATCGGTGCTGAGACCCCCGGCACTGAAGGGGCTGTGGCCGAGCAGATCACCGCCCTGCTGGGCGATGCGGACGCCCCCGACCGCTGGCACTACCGCAGCCTTTCGCTGCTCACCACCGGTGGCTCCACCACCGGCAGCGCCGTCACCGGCCTGCAGCTGGCCCACCACCCCGTCTGCGCGGATCCCCAGGCCAGCAGCGGCTGGCGTTGCGACGAACCGGTGGTGACCACCTATGAGGGCATCACGCGCCTGCCGGCCTGCTGGTACACCTCCGATGGCTCCGCCTTTGGCGAGGGCGACCTGCCGCATCTGGGGCTGGCGCACCAGTACCTCAACCACTTCCGCTGCAAGAGCGAATACGAGGAACTGCTGAGCCGTACGGCTCTCCCTGTCGGCGTCCGCAAGGGGATGGTGGACGCCATGGGCAACAGCCACGCCGGCCCCGTGGTGCTGGGCCCGAACACCTGCATGGACCTGCCGTCTGATGCCTCCTTTGAGTTCGTCGAGATCCGGGCCCGGTCATTGGCCGAGCACCGGGCCTGGCTGCAGATCCTCGATGACACCATGCGCCGCGATGCGTTGATCCCATCGCAGAACCGCGGCGCGGCCCGCACCGAGATGGAGATCAGCCTCACCGCCTCCCAGAGCTATGCCCTGCTGCAGGCGATGGCGATCCAGAAGGCGTCCCTGTTCTCCACCCTGCTGCAGCACTGGTGTGCCCTGACCGGCGAGCCCCTCGACCCTGGTGCCGGCCTCCAGGTGACGGTGAGCCCACTCACCCCGCCGATCCAGCCCCAGCCCCAGGTGAAGGAGTGGATCGAGCTCTATGACAAGGGCGTGATCAGTCGGGAGGAGCTGCGCCACCAGCTGGCCCTTGCCACCGCCAACGCCATCAGTAGCCCGACGCTGGATGACAGCCCGGCCACCAGGGCGGGTGAGAACAGCGCCGTAGCAACGCCGGTGAGGCCCTTGCAACCAAGGCAAGAGGAAGCAGACGCTGATCCTGTCGCCGCATGAGCCAGACACTGTCCGACTCGCCCTACCGCTGGCGTGCTGCTGACTTGGAGGGCATCCGCATTGCCCTCTCGATTCCGGCGCGTATGCCCGCGATCAGGGCCATCAACGACGCCATGTCGGAACTGGAGGAGCAGTACCCCGATGCCATCCCCACCGCCAGGCGGGAGCTGGATGCGATCGGCGCCATCGACAGCCAGTTGGCGGGGCTGAATCCAGAGCAGCTGCAGGCGCCGATCGAGCAACGCCGCAAGGCTGTCAGCCCCGACGCCTTGCCGCAGGACGGCACCCTTCCGATCAAGAAGGCAGATGTGATCGAATTCGACACAGAGCTGCTGCGGGAGGAGACGATCACCCGCTACGACAGTGGCCTCTCGATCGAGCAGGCGCTGCGCCGCCAACGCTCTGGCCATGCCAAGTCCCTGGTGCTGCTCCTCCCAGGCCTGGAGAGCTGGAGCCGTGACCCGCAGCTGGGCAGCCAGGGCGGAGCGTTCACGACGGCCCTGGCCCGAGGCTGATCCATGTCCGTCACGCCTGCCGCTGGCGGGCTGCCACCTGGGGCTCTACCTCTGTCGGTGCTGCAGCCCTACGCCAATGCTCGTCTGCTGCTGCACATCCACCAGCTACCAGGGCGCTTTGATTCCCAACGCATCGGCCGGATGGTCTGCGAGGCCTTTCTCAAGCGCGGCCGGATGGTGGGCGAGAGCAGCAGCGGGGTGGGCATCGATAGCGGCGACTTCACCTACGGCGGCTACATCTGCCGCTCGGCCCTGCTCGATCCCCAGCCCAGCAATCCCTGGGACTGGCTCACGTCAGAACTGGCCTGGAGTGAAACCGGCTTTCGCCCGCCTCTTGCTGATGGCCGCTTCTGTGAGGCGCCGTCCCAGGGCGCCATCTGGCTGGGCTCGCTGACGGAGCTCCAATCCCCCGGGGTGCTGCCGCCCGTGACCAGGGGCCAGCTGGCGGGTCTGACCGTCACAGAGTTCGCGGGCCCATTCGGCGCCGGCGGCATCGGCTCGCTGGCCCAGCCGCTGCTGGGGGAACGGCTGGAGCTGGTGCTCAAGCCGAATCGCATCGGAATCGTCCAAGCCGGCGACACCCTGCTCTCGGTTGCCGATCGCTACGGCACCACCGTGGAGACCCTGCGCTCGCTCAATGGCCAGATCAGCAGCACCACCGTGATCACCACCACCGAGGGCGACACCCTCAATGGCCTGGCCCTGCTGCACGGCACCAGCGTCAGCTGGCTGCGGGATCAGCCCGCCAACGCCTGGTTGCTCAGGCCAGAGGGCCACACCGTCACTGCCGGCGAAACCCTCACAACTGTCGCCCAGCTGTACGGCACCACCCGCACCACCCTGCGCAAGCTCAACCCCACGTACAGCGACTATCGCGAGTGGCCCGGTGATGCCCCGCTGCCGCTGGGGGAGGTGCTGAACCTTTTTGCGATCAGGCCGTCATCGCCACTGCCGGCTGGAGAAGCCCTGGTGGTGCCGCTGTATCGGCCCTCCACACCTCTGCCGGCCAGCAGCTGGTTGTTCCTGCCGCGGCGCCGGGCGGCGGCCAGTGCTGCTTTGGAGCCGGATCTTTGAGCCAACACCGCCATGGCAATAGCTGGAGAGCACAGCCCGGATGGGGTGCTCAATCCACGACAGCCGCGAAGGGTCATGGCCAGTACCACCGCTCCAAGAACCACTCCTCCCGCAACCACGACGGTTGGCCAGGGTGCCGACGACAACTACGCCGTCACCGGCTCGGCTGTTGAGATGAGCCCTGCTGATGCTCCCTCCACCAGTGAGACCACCGGCAGCGTTGCTCCTGCAGAAGCTGATCGAGCAGCTGCGGCTCCCGTCACCGACGACAGCCGCAGCTCCGACCCCCTGCGGGCCGAGCGACGCAAGACCAATCAGCTTGAGAAGGAGGTCCGCACGCTCAAGCAGCAGCTGAACCGCTTCTCGGAGATCAACCCTGAGGAGTACGCCCGTCTCCAGGAAGCTGAGCGTCAGAAGCAGGTGCTGGAGCAGCAGCTCGAACTGCGTGAGCGGCAGATGGAAGAGGCCTCCGCCCAGAAGGTGGCTGCCGTTGCCGCAGAGCGCGACGAGGCCAAGCAGCAGATCCTGCAGCTGCGCAAGGACCGCCTACTGGAGCGGGCTTTCTCGGAAGCAGAAGGCCGCACCGGTGGTGACGCCAGGGGCACGTTCTTTGACATCTTCAAGGGTCAGCTGGGGACCTGCTTCCGCTTGAGCAACGGCAACGACGGCAAGGACGTGCTCGAACCTTTGGACGCCCAGGGCAAGCCGCTCCTCGGTGATGACGGCCGGCCGATGACGACGAGCGAGTTCCTCGATCAGATGCGCGTGCATCCCGTCTATGGCTTCCTGTTCCAGCAGCGGGGGCCGGCCGGGATGCAGGCCGCTGGTGCCATGACGGCCTCAGGGATCGGCAGCAACGGCGAGCCGATCAATCCCCAGGCGATGAGCGCATCGGAGCTCTACCGGGCGTCCTTCGCGGTGAACGGCCGCGGCGCTCGGCGCTGAGACCAGTCGATGGCACGGCGGCCGCGCAGCTTCTACCGGGGCATCTCCTTCCGGCCGCCAGAGCCTGTGGCTTCTGCAGCCCGCCGTGCCCTTGAGCGCCGGGCCCAGCAGGTGCCCTCCAACAGGGGCATGACGCCGGTGGGGCTGGCGCGCGCAAGGCAGCTGCTCAACCGCCAGGAGCTCTCACCCTCCACCATCGATCGCATGGTGCGCTTCTTCTCACGCCACGAGGTGAACAAGCGGGGCACGACCTGGAGCAGCTACGGCAAAGGCCGTCAGGCCTGGGATGGCTGGGGTGGTGAACCCGGCAGGCGCTGGGCTACGGCTGTCGCCCGGCGTATGGATGCAGCCGAGCGCACAGTCGAGCGCTCAGAGAAGCAACGCCTCAGGCGCTGACAGTCGAACGATCGAGCCCACAACCAACCAATCGAAGACCCCCGTCGAAGAACCACCACTGCAACCGATCCAGCCTCAGCCCCGAACCCGGAAAATCAATAGCGGAACCAATCGAGGATCAAAAAAGGGGGGATACCCCCCAGAACGTAAAACCCGCCCAGGGTGCCTCGAAAATTTCTCAGGTTCTGGGAAATCAGTCCGCTCGTGCTGCCCTTGCCCTGCTGTCCTGATAGTCAGACAGCACCAGGCCACCCCTCCATTGCGCCACCAGTGGTGTCTCAGCGCCTGCGATGCCACCATGGGTGGAGGTAGCTGACCCTGCGCTGATGATGGCCACCACCTTCAACCTGCATAACCTGCGGGGGCAATCCCTGCTGTTTCGCTGTCTGGAGACGGGCTTCGTGACCACGGCTCCAGCCCTCACCCGCTACCAGCAGGGTCGGGGCATCGACCCCAGCTGCCGTGAGCTGGTGGGCGAGCGACCGGCGCAATGGTGCAGAACTCGTCCGGTGACGATCTGCGAGCACTGCGGTGTGGCGATCAAGGGCAACCAGTGGACCGTCCGCCAACACCAGCAGAGCCAGCGCTGTAGAAGGGCGAGGACCCAGCTGCCGGCCTGATGGACCATCCGCTCTGGCTCCTGGTGCCTTGGCTGGTGTTCACCGTCGGCATCGGGCTCAAGGCCTTGAAGATCACGCGGCTGATCAACCGTCAGATGGGTGGCAGCGCCTGGGCAATTGAGCGCTGTCGGGCGCAGCTGGAGCGGACCTGGCAGCGGAGTCAGTCGCTGCGCTGAGCCAGTCGAAAGCCCCGGGGGCCCGCAGGCCCACCGGGGGAAGGGGCCGCAGCCCCCAGGCCTCAGAGCACCGAGACAGTGCCGAGGCGCTTGGCCTGCAGCTTGCGGGCCAGCTTGTGGGCCAGCTCAGCCGGCAGGAAGCGAGGCTTTTTCACCGGCTTGCCGCGGCGGCCATAGAAGACCGTGAGGCGCTCGGCACCAGGGGCCTTGCTGCCACCGGGATAGGTGTGCACCACCAGCTGGCGGATCTCAACGGATGCCGGCGAGCACAGGAACGAAGTTGCCATCACAGAGGAGGCGAGGAACACCCGCGTCAGGCCCCGGCTGTAGCAACCCTGCAATGGACGCCTCATCGAGTCGCCTGGCCCGATCCTTGCAGGGTTGAGACGGTTGGGGCAGCGGTGCATCCCCCCTCGCCGGAGGTGATGGAGCATTCCGCCCCTGTGCTGTCAGCCGCCCAGATCACCGCCTGCCGGAGGGTCACACCCCATGGGCAATGAGGAGCATCCGGGCACTGATCCTGTAGATGAGCTCTTCCACGCCCAAGGCCCTTGAACTGAAGGGGTCGCCAAGGCCTCCGCGGTTGACCTCCACCAGGCCATCGAGGGCAAGCTCGAGGTTGTGCTGCAAGTGCTGGATCCGCGGGTCATGCATGTCAACCAGCACCGGCCTCTGCACCCAGCGCTCCGCCAGCTCAAGCGGCACTCTGCGGTGGCTCACCATGCCGATGATGTCAGCAAGTCGGCCTGGATTGAGATTGAACAACAGGCCATTGAAGTGGCCGGTTTCCACCTCAGATGCCTGACCAGGCAGATACAGAGCCTGTTCACCGGCCTGGTCACACCAGTCCTGGCCTTCAATGCGAAACCGGGTGCTGCCCGAATAGGGGATCTCCAGAGTGCTCTGGCTGTACTCGCAGGTGCTGGCGACGAGAGGCACGTAGGCCGCTGCGCTGATGACCATGTCCCCAGCCAGCAGATAGGAGGCACGATGCACAAACTCCTGGCGGTTCAGGAGCGGCTCAAACCGGGTGAGATTGACGGCAAGCCCGATCTCATCTGCCAAATCGCGGGCATCAAAGCGGACAGCGCTGTAGGAATCCGCGAAGGCCAGTCGCTGATGCCGAACCCAGTGCAGCTGCTCCTGAACCGGCGCATTCAACGCGGGAGGGGAAGAGGGAACGACTTTTCGCATTCCTCGATAGGGCTGGATCCTGAATACAGAAGAGACGACCTGTGGGGCAAGCGGCCAACGGCCAACCAGGACTGACCTCGCAGAGCGATGTGGAGCGTCCAGCGCAAGACAGGTGTTCCTGGATTGTGGCCCGTTCATCGGCACTTGTCGTGACCTGTGAGCACTCCATGGCAATAGGCAGTGACGTCAACTGGGGCCGGGCCCCGGGAGTGCAGCACCGATGGGCCTCACCCTGATCGAGGCAGCCAAATACGAGACCCGCCTGGAGCACCTGGCGGTGATCAAGACCTTCGCTGAGGGCGAACTGCTCAGCTGGCTGCCATTCATGAACATCGCCGGCGGCGGCCTCTTCTACTCCGTCGAGAAGGAGCTCCCCTCGGTGGGCTTCCGGGCGGTGAACGAGGGCTACAAGCAGAGCTACGGCGTTGTCGATCCCCAGTCAGAAGCCGTGCATCTGTTCGGCGGCGACGTCGATGTGGACCGCTCGATCGTCGACCTGCAGGGGCCCGAGGCCCGGGCTGCGCAGACCGAGATGAAGGTGCGCTCGATGCGCCTCACCCTGGAGGCGGCGCTGATCAACGGAGATGCCACCGCCAGCCAGGGCCGGGGCTTTGACGGCCTGGCCAAGCGCCTGATGCCTGGCAGCGAGATGGCGCTGAACAACGGCGGCGGGGCGCTCGATTTCGACAAGCTCGACGAGCTGATCGACTCGGTCAACTCCTACGGCGGCCGTAAGTATCTGGTGATGAGCAAGGCGATGCGCCGCCAGCTCAATGCCCTCGCCCGCCAGACCGTCGGCCAGGGCGTCTACAACGTGAGCACCAACAACCTGGGGGTGATGGTGCATCACTACCAGGAGTGCCAGATCCTGACCGTTGACCGCGACGCCCAGGGCCTGGAAGTGCTGGGTTACGGCGAGGCGGGCGGCACCAGCTCGATCTACTGCTGCACCTTTGGCGACCAGGCGGTGACCGGCCTGCAGGGCCCGTTCCAGGGCCGCTACGGGATTTCGGTGCGGGACCTGGGCGAAGTGCCCGATGCACCTGTGTTCCGCACCCGGATCGATTGGTACGTGGGCTTTGGCGTCATGCACCCCCGCGCTGCTGGCCGGCTGCACAGCATCGCTCCCATTTCCTGACCGCCACTCCGTACCCCTTCATTGGAGACCGACCGATGACTCGACTGAAAGCCAACGCCCTCCTCGATGCCGCCACAGTGCTGGTGGGCTGGACCAACCGCTCCGCCACTCGCGACACCGAGAAGGTGTTCACCAGCGGTGAGGTGGTCAAG